CTTGTCGGTGGTCGTGACGATTTCCAGAGGATTAGTAAGCGCCGTAGTACCGCTCGACCCGAAAAGATCATGATCGTAAAAATCCTTCCGGAGATGGATCAGATCGGTATATGGCGCCGTCATCGACTTCCCGACCATGAAGGAAAACCGGAGGAACAATTCCCCATGATACTCGAGCAGCTCGACGCTGCTGTAAGGTACCGGGTAAACCTCTACTGGGTACCCGTTCGGATCCCGCTTGATGTAGGCGAAAGCATTATGATGGAGTTCCCGCTGATAAACCATCTTCATCAGGAAATCCTGCATCGACATATACGGGTTCGGCCGGCGCAAAATTCCCAAAATAGTAGGGTCAGGGTTGATTTTCATATCGTTGCCCTGCCCCCTGATGTGTTGCGGATTCAATTTCCCGACGGCATTCGCCTTAGGACGGATGGCCGACCGTACGATGTCGGAATCGAACGTGGTACCTTTCCACGAAAAATATGAAGTGCTGCCGGTGCTGATCAGTTCGAATCTTTTGCTGGTCGATACCGGTTTTTTGGTACCGAATATTTTGCTGAACAGGCCCAAACCATCGCCCCCTAAATCAAATTCATATAATCTTCCAGATGCCTTTCGAGCACTACATAGGCGTCGAGCATGGCAGCAAAGCCGTCGATGCGCCGGCGTGAAGAAGTTTTGCATGGCAACAGGTTCGCGTTCCTGTCCTCGGTGACTGCCACGTTCGACAGACACCATTTCGTTATAGGATTGTTGCCGTAATTGATTCGTTTGGCTTCCAGATCGGCGCCGAGGGACCGCAATGGCCCGGCCAATGTCTTCGCCCCCTGCTGGACCTTCTCGGGACACTCCTCGCCAAATTCATTCCTGAGGTCGGCGACGAAGTATTCCGCGGAATAGTCGTCGTAACCGATCCAGGGAATGTAGATATCGAACTCGTTCCGCATCTCCAGAAACCATTTAATAACATCCCGATAATGGACCTTGTTGCCCGGTGTCGTCCGCAATAACCCCATGTCTCGCCAGGTAGTATACGGGATCTTGTCATCCTGTTCCCGGGATTCCAGCAAAGCTTCGGGCAGCCAGTACATATGGCAGGCGTAAATCGTATTGTCGCCAGGTACCATAAAGAGGATACAGGCGGCCGTCAGGTCGGTGGTAATAGAAAGGTCAGCGCCGCCGATGCCGTACCGAGGCCGAAGCGCCTTGATATCGAAGGTGACCGGATTGTTCAACTGTTCGAATGTCAGCCAGGCCTCCGACGTCGTCTCTCTGATGTTAAAGTCCTTACAGAGCAGGTTCTTCACCAAAAGCGGATTTTTCTGCGCCTTGGCGACCTTGTCGCGCAGCTGCTCCAGACTCTTGATGGTACCCAGGCCGGGGTTCGCCTTAGGCCAGCACTTCGGATCTTGCCACTCCTTCCGGGAGTCGAGTTCGTAGATTATCGGGAGAATCCTTTCCTCCTCCGGACTCAGCGGCTGCTCGCCGTATTTGTTGATGATAAGGGAAGCTTCCTCGTATTTGATGTCATAGATACCTTCCCGGACGGTCCCTGCGGTGGTTGTGATAAAAATAAGCGGTTCTTCCCGGGCGGTCATGCCGTCGACGACGACGTCGTACAGGTTCTTGTCCTTCCATGCGTGAATTTCGTCAGGCAGAGCGCAGTGGACGTTCAGACCGTCCTGGGTATCGCTGTCGCTGCCCAGGGGTTTGAATACCCCGTCATTGTAATCTGACACCAGTTCGGCCACCAGCGGCTTGATCTTCCGGCATAACGCCGGCGATTTTTTCACCATCCGCTTTGCTTCGAGCCAGATGATCTTCGCCTGGTCCTTCTTGGTGGCCAGCGAGTAGACCTCGGCGCCGGGCTCGTTGTCGCCGATGAGCATGTATAGGCCGATAGCCGCCGACAGCGTCGACTTTCCGTTTTTGCGGGCGACGATCAACAGCACTTCACGATATTTCCGGGTCCGGTCGATTTTATGAACGAAGCCGAAAGTCGCGGCCACCAGAGCCCGCTCCCAGAGCTCGAGGATCAGCGGCTGCCCGCCCATCTTGCCCTTCGAGTGCCGGCAGAATCGTTCAACGAAGTCGATAGCATGATCCGCCCGGGGCGCCGAGTATTCCCATTCGCTCGCCTGGTCGTCAAGATCGGCGGCCAGTTTCCGGTATGTGCGCCGGATCTTTTCGCTGACGATGACCTGGCCAGCCTCTATCTGCTGGTGGTATTCGAGGATGGGATTAATCAGGGCGGTTGCTGATGTGGTGGTCGAGTTCATCTCCTTTTCCACCTCCGGGCGGCGGCGGATCACCAGCCGGCAGCAGGTCCGTCAGTTGCTTGATGATGCTGGCGTGGTTTTTGACCATGGTGTTGTATATCTCAACCTCGGGGCTCTTCTTGGTTCCCCACTGGTTTTCCCCGTTCTGGTATTCGCTGACGACGCCGTTCCGGTTCATGTCCTCCTGGAGGTCGGCGAGCGTCACGGCCATGAAAGCGGCATTCTCGATGAGGGACTTGACGGCCGATTTCGCCTTCTTGTCGACCTTCGAAAAAATCCGGCTAAGTCGCCGGACCTCACCCTTAATCCGTTCTTGTTTGGCTAAAAGCAGCTCTTTTTCGCATTGAATATCTTCCGGCGATTTTTCGGGAGGCATAATCTCACTCCTTTAGATACCACACCCCCTCACGCGGGCGACCTGTGTGTTCTTCGGAGGGCGGGGCGCGGTCTGGCGTCCGAGCTCCCCGGCAGCTCGAATGGGGGGGGTGTCGTTGCACGAGCTGGCCGCTCGCATCGAAAAATAAATCTTCGCGGGTAACCTCTTGACCCGGATTATGCTCCTCATTATGGCAATCAAGGCAAAGATATTCCAGGTTGTCCCAGTTTAGCGTAATGTCCGGGTCATTGATATTCTCGGGAGTCAATGGAATCTTATGATGAACGATATAGCCAGGCTGGCCGCAGCGCTTACATATTCCATGGACATGAGCGATATACGCATCCCGACAATCAAGCCACCTCTTGGAGTTGTAAAAGGTTTTTGCGCAGTCTTGAGCCATTACTTCAGCACGCCTTTGACGCGGCTCGACTTGTAACCCCCGCCAGCAGAGTTTTGATCTTGTAGGTTCGCATCATCTCGCGATAGTCATCTCCGCGAGGACGTGGCCGCCAGCTGAGGCAGCGTCGATTATAGTGGGACACTGGCGACCCATCGCAGCGCTGGTCGGGGTTGTCGTTGAACCGGCAGCGCTCGTTGCAGTAATGGACACCCACGGCCATCACCTCCCGGTGAGGTAAAAGAAAAGAGCCCAAAGGCTCTATAATTTTAATAATATTGGAATCAATGAAGCTGCTATTGTGGCCCAATCTTTTTGTGCAATCTCCTTAATCTTGTTCAATATCCCCTTGTCAATACTGTCCTCGATATATCTGCGCCCTTCGGGAGTCAACACGTAAGAATATGGACCGCCCTTGGCGCGCCACATAAATGGCAAGCATGATTCTCTTCTCGTTATCCATATTCTTCACCTTCTCGTTTTTTTCGACTAACTTCGATAACGAAGGTGATAATCCTGCTAATAACAATAGCCGCCCACATAAGCGAGCGGCCTTGGACAATTATTTTATGGTACCATATTACCACAGCGGAATTCTCACGTCACTCTCATGTTTTTCGCACGGTCGAAAGCCCGTCGATGCCGAAAATAAGCGCACTTAGCTTTTCGATACTGTCACGATTATCACGATAGTAAGTCGAAATATCGATGTTTTCCATCTCGCAAACAGCCGGGATGGTGTACTGGTCAAAATAGACGGCTTTCAGTATCCTGTACCTTCGGAAATCTTCGGGCTTGTCCGATTTCTCGCAATACGCCCGGTAGAGATCCATCATCGTATCGATATGATTAATGATGATCTGGGTTCGCGTCCTTGACCGCTTGATGGCGTCTATGTAGGTGCTCCTGTCCAAGGCATCGATGTCGTCCAAGATGTCGATCGGTCGTTCTGTTGATTGACTGATGGAATAAACCGACCTTTCGCAATGAGCTTTCAGGAGATGATAATTCCTAAGCAGGAGCCTGGTATTGCGCAGCCGACGGTCGGCGCGAGATTTAGTTTCTTTCAGGCGTTGCTTCTCCAGGTACTCAAGTGTAGCCTCGGCAGCCCATTTTGCGATCTGCTCTTTACTGGTCATAGGTACCTCCTCACCTGATTCTGCCTGCGTCGTAACGCCGGCGGAGTTCTCCTAAAGCATCGATGAGCTGCTGATAATAAGGCTCGAGGCATACCTTCTCGGTTTCGTACTGCTCCAGGGAGTTCCAGCCGCTATAACCGGCCGGGTCGATTATCGGCGTGATCCTGAAACCGAACTGCTCGTCGAGCACCAGATTAGCCCCGACTGCTCGCAGCCATTCCAGCCTAACGGTAAATTCGT